TGTGAGTGGATTGAGACTGGTGAATCAACTATTGATGCTGAGTTGTTTGAGAAGATGGCCGCTCTAGTATGTGATCCTAAAATTACACTTGACGATGGTCACTATAAGATATGGGAAGAGGCAGATCCATCTAGATTATATGTAGCTGGTGTGGATACAGCAGAAGGAGTGGGTGCTGACTCATCATGTGTGCAAATACTAGATATTACTGATCTCAGGGACATCAGACAGGTTGCGTGTTATAATAATAATCTGATACCACCTCTTGAGTTTACCACCAAGGTACACTCTATATTAAGAAACTATGGTTCCCCATTAGCCTTGATTGAACGTAACAATTGTGGTGCACAGGTAGTTGATAGACTAGCCAATGATTTGGGGTATGAAAAAATAGTATCATATGGTAACAAGACAGCACATAGACGTAATGTTATGCAAGGAATGATTGCACATACAAATACAAAGTATAAAGGTGTATTAAACTTACGCTATTATCTTAACGAAGCTCGAGCTGTTACAATTAGAGATGAGGAAACTCTAATGGAGCTTAAAAATTTTATTAGATACCCGAATGGTACATGGAAAGCCAGACAAGGAAAACATGATGATATGGTTATGTCGTTATTATACGCGCTCTTTATATTGGAAAGAGAGATTACAGAACGGTTCTTTGAAATAACTGAGCTTGATAGTATGGGTAAGCCTGTAATGATAGAGCAAATGGACTTTGGTATACAATATTTTGAAGACGCCACCTCTATATATCTAGATAATGAGGTAGTTGGTAATAACAGCGTACTACCACCAATAGTATTTGGAATGCATGATAATCAGGCTGAAGAGGATATGGATGAGTTAACTATGTTTGGTTATAGACCTTTACAATAAATAATAATATGGCACAAAATAAGAATCAACAATCTCTATTAAACAAGAATAGGTTAGATAAGTTTGTTTTAGTGTTTCAGCTACCACCGGCTCTTAGAAAGATTAAGAAGAAAAATAATAGAAGTACGTTTAATGTGGATGAGGATGCTTTTCAAATGTCTATATATGGTGCAGTGGTTCCACCTATAACGGTTGCTGCTATTCAAATACCATATGCTGGTAGTAACCTATATAACTCTTCACACGCTAAAGAGCCATATCCTCCAATCGATATTAATTTTACAGTAGATAATGAATACAACAACTACTGGACTATGTATAAGTGGTTAGACTTAATGCATGATGAGAGAACCGGTTTGTTTGATAATGATGATTTAGTCGATCAGGCGCCACCAACCGATCAGTTACCCGGACCCTTTCAGTTCTCTGACTACCAAACAGATCTAACAGTATATGGGTTGGATGAGTTTAATAACAAGCGTATACAATTTACATATACACAGGCCTTTCCTATAACCGTTGGTGGTATAAACTACAATTACAGGGAGTCTGGAGAAATAGAGAGTAGTGCTACATTTGTTTACTCTCAAATACATACTAAGTTGCTAAATATATAGAATTTTTGTCTGAAATAGCATAAATAATTTTATGGCTAGAAGGACAATACAATCTCCAGGAGTAGAAATTCGAGAGAGTGATTTATCACTACGGACAGTTTCACAGGGAACAACAATATACGCAACAGGTTTTGCAAACGAAGGACCGACTGATGAAGTCGTGGGTGTTACTGGTATCAGTGATTTCGAGCAAATCTATGGCGAGCCTCGCACCCCAGCAGAAAGATATTTTTATCATACTGTAAAGGCGGCATTAAACTCTACTAGTAGTGTTTTAGTTAATAGATTACCATATGGTGATGAACTGGGTGATGGCTTTGGCTCTAAAATGAGCGTATTAGCTTATCCAGCATCTGGTGTTGGTACGAGTAATTATAGTGATACTAATGCTTGGTTCTTTGGTAAGCCAAAGCAATTTGAACTAACACAAGACCAATACATTAAACTTAAAAACGGTGAGTTGTTTACCGGTGGTTGGTCTGAAACAGCTACAACTGCTGATACATGGTCTAGTGTTGGAGCACTTTCTAGTGCAGCAATGCTTATTATTAACAAGGCACAAACCATTATCGATGGTCAGTTTAACGGATACTATGTAGGTATTGCTGATAATACTAACCTTAACCCAGCTCGTGATTACGATTCAATTCTAAGCATACAGACTGTTACATTATCTGCTGGAGCAACTGGATTGAGCAACTTCACTACTATCCCTGATACTAGGCTTGAGTTCTCACTATCTGCTACTTCAGGTGATGGTACAAATCCTGCTACTAACTCTATATCACAGGTGATGGAGGATAGAATAACAAACTACAACATCGGTGATGCTGAGTTTGACGATACACTAAACATTGGTGTATTTAAGATAAGACAATCAGTCTTCTCTAAGTCTGCTAACAGGTTGGCATATCTTCTTGAAGAAGGTATTAATGGATCAACTGGTTACTACAGACAGAGGAACTCTGAGAATGGTGGACCACCTATTAACTTCTTCCTTGAAACGCAAGAAGACAACTCCAGAAACGTTGATATTCTTATTAACCCCTACCTTTCCGATCAGATTAACGGAGTACAGCTTAATGCTGATGGTACACCTAAGCGCAAGATACGTGTATTAACACAATCGTTGCTAGATAACTTCTCAAGCTTATCAGCTACTGTAGGAGCAACTTACCCACAGCTAACAGCACTAGAAGGTGATCTTGGCACTGCTGATGCACTATACGCACTAGGTGCTTATGGTGAGACTAAGCTTGGTGGTAAAGTAATAGGTAATATTCCAGATAAGGTAGACCGTGCTTTACTTAGAATCAAGAACGATGAGAAGTATAACATCGATATAGTTGCAGAAGGTGGTCTTGGTACTATCTTCACATATATGCAAACTTCCGGCGCTCTTAGCGCAAGGGGCTTTGATGATACAAGGACAACTCCTGATATTGAGGCTCTTAGAACATCTAATGACATCTCAACTAATACTGCTAGAGACTCTTACACACAGATCTTTAATCAGTTCAATACATTCTGCGGACCTGTTAAAGATGGTGGTAGAGGTGATGTACTGTTTGTTGCTGATCCAATTAGACAGATTTTAGTTACTGGTAAGGATAGTAAGGTACAGGATGATAAGAATAAGAACTTCTACACAGACATTTACTGGGGAATGAGACATCAATTTGAAAATACTAACACTTCATATGCATGTACATATGCTAACTACCTGAAGGTATATGATACCTACTCTGGATTGTTTGTATATGCACCACCTTCTGGATTTGCTGCAGCTAAGATGGCTTCTACAGATGCAGCAGTTGGGCCATGGGGTGCACCTGCTGGATTTAACAGAGGTGTAATTGGTGATGCAGTTGATATTGCTCTAACGCCTAACCAGCGACAAAGAGATGATCTGTATACAGTAAGTCTTAACCCAATTGCCTCCTTCCAGGATAGAGGTAATGTGTTCTTCGGACAGAAAACACTGCTTAAGAAGCCAAGTGCATTCGATAGAATTAACGTAAGAAGAACATTCTTATATCTTGAGAAGATCACTAAGAAGACGATGCAGTACTTCCTGTTTGAGAATAATACACTATTCACAAGAACACGAGTTACTAATACACTTACCCCGTTCTTTGAGAGAGTTAAGGCAGATGACGGTCTTTATGATTATCTGATTGTATGTGACGAAAGAAACAACACACCAGAGGTTATTGATCAGAATGAGCTTGTTGTTGATATATACCTTAAGCCGGTTAGAACAGCTGAGTTTATCTTAGTTAATTTTTATGCAAGCAGAACGGATGCTAACTTCCAAGAGCTTATCCAAGGTTAACCTATAGTGTCATAATCAAAAGGCTGAAGTCGAAAGATTTCAGCCTTTTTTTACTTGCATGTACATGCTAGTCAATTAAATATTATTATTATGAGAGGTATATATAAGATATTAATTGGTAATAAGATATACTACGGCTCGTGTAACGACTTTAAAGTAAGAAAGAACTCACATAAATATCACTTAAACCGTGATACTCATTACAATAAATATCTACAGAACCTTTGGAATAAATATGGAGACGCGGAGTTTACATTTATCGAGGAAGTTACAGAAGATGATCTGTATAAGAGAGAGCAGGAGATAATAGATGAGCATTATAATCAGCCATACTGTATTAACCTATCACCTATTGCTGGTGGGGGCAGAATACACCAGCCTAACGAGCAGACTATCGTGAAAGGTTTAGCAACTAAAGCAAGGACAGGTAACTGGGGTGGTGCTAATGAGAACTCCTGGGCTGCTGCTGCTAAAGTAAACACTGGTATAAAGAGATCTGATGAGTGTAAGAAGAAGATGAGTGATGCAAAGAAGTCATTCCTTAAGGATAATCCAGACTTCTATAATGCTGCACTTGATAAGGGCAGAGCCAATAGGTGGGAGAAACACTGTAAGTCTTTCTACTTGGTCAAGGAGGGTGTTAAGCATGGTCCATTCAAGAAACAGAAGGAGGCATTTCATATTCTATCTAGTGTATCAATATCACAATTGTATCTAGGTAAGAAGGATACAGTTAAGGCCTTCAGCCTTTTTTTTGTTTAGATTGTAAAAATACCGGCGCCAGCTATAAATAATTATATGTCAAACTTTAGATCAAATCAGGATATCGAGCAGTTTTATAGCAAGGCGCAGGCTAGAGACTTTTCACGGGACTTTCTTTTCAGAATACACGATGTTGTATTAGCTGGGGGTGTTACACTAGATGAAGGTGACCTGGTTTATGCTAAGGCTGGTAACTTACCTGCTAGAAGTATTACAAACATTCAAGCACCATATATGGGACTTAACTTCAATGTACCTGGTAACACAACATATCCTGGCTCTGAAGCATATGAACTTAAATTCTATTTAGATGCTGCGTCTGAGCTCAGAAACAGAATGGAATATGCTTCACGTACATTGTTTGATGACACTACTTCTACTGGTCAGTACGCTACACCTTCTGCTGATTACTACATTCACTTACAACAGCTCAACAAGAAGCTCGAGCCTATCTCCGATTATATGTTATATGGCGCTTCTATACGTGAAGTTAAACCAATCGGCTATAAAATGGCAGAGGGTAATGGTGGTACAGTTGAGATGGATGTTACAATAGCTTATCACTTCTATAAGCAGAGCGGTATTACTGAGTAATTAATTTATGTCCATAAACCCTGTACAGAGACGGTTAGATAGTCTCACTGAAAACTGGGTTAATGACATCCCGGCAAAGTTCCTCTGGACAATCGATTTTCAGAGCCGTGGAGGTAGTGGTAGCCTACTAACAGTAGCTAGTTCTATTGCAAGAGTGCTAGAAGAATATGAAGGTCGCCGGTGGTCACTGAACGGCGACTTGTTTACTAACAGGACGGATGACAATATAGGCTTCTTGTTCGCACAGACAATAGCACTACCGCCAGAGCAGCTAGCTGTAGGTACACTACCTGTTGAAAACTCTGGTGGTTTTGTTGCTGGTTATTACAGTGGTAGGAGAACAGACTACGGTGGTAACAACAAATTAGATATAACATTTCTAGATCAAAACAAGGATGTTATTGATTTATTTATTAGACCATGGTTGGTAGCTACTTCATACTACGGTCTGATAGAGGATAACGAGGTAGACCTGAAATGTAACATAATGGTAAACTTACACTCACGTAATCCAAGCGGCTTTGAGGAGAGAGGTATACCCTTTGGAAGTTTTGGAAACTTAAGGAAGTCATATATGTTTGAGGACTGCGTGCCTATTAATGTTGAGGGTGAGCAATTAAGCTATAATGAGATGACTCAAGGAGACTTAATGAAGACAGCATCCTTCGCTTTTGCTAAGTATAAGTTACTGTAAGTAGCAGCTGTTGATTTAGGTAAGATCTACTATAACTATAATTGTGTTTAATATAGAGTTAGATTTACCTAGCGGTAAAAGGGTAAGAATTCCAGAGCTTGATAATAAGAGTCATCTAGCTATTATTAAGTTTTGCGAGAACAAAGACTATTGTGGGTTGAATAAGCTCTTTGAGCGATTATATCTAACCCCAGATTTAAATATCTTTGATAGGTTCTATGTTCTCATGTATGTTCGTAGATTATTTGTAGGTAGTGATATTACATTTAT